CGAATGGGTACTACGATTTTTTCGCATAAGCCTTTTCCATGAAAATTTAGAAAATTACTTTAAAACTAACTTTCTATTAATGCAAGAACATAAATATAGTTTAACAGAAATAGAGAGTTGGGTTCCGTGGGAAAGGCAAGTGTACATTTCGATGTTAGTCCAACATTTAAAAAAGAAGACAGAAGCAATGAAGTCAAATAAATGGAGTCAATAAAGAGAGGGGTTCAATGAAAATATTTTATGATATAGCAACTAAAGGTAGATCTATATTTTCTGGAGCCAGAAACTTTTTAACCAGAAAGGGCGGGCAATCAAAAGGTGGATACAAGGCGCCTTCCAAGGGTGGAAAAGGTGGAGGTGCTGGTGGTTTTGGTGCTGGTGCATTGATGGGTGGAGCGCTAGACCAGAATCAAGGGTTCATGGGGGCAGGCGGTGGCAATAATGTTATACCATTTAGGGGTGGTAATATGGGTGGTGTTCGTGGTGGCCAAGACCACATGGCAACAGCTGCTCAAGCTACATCCGCGTTACAAGATGGTGACAGTAGTAATCCAGTAGTTAATCAACTACAAGACATAAAAGAAATCCTCACAAAAATTCAAGGCAACACGGTAACCATGGCTGCTGGTTTAACTGGTGTTGATACTACCCCACAACCACCAGATGAGAGTGCTGTAAAAGCTTCATTTGGTGGAAAGTCTGGCGGTGGTGGAATGGGAGCTGGCGGTGCAGCTGGTCTTGGAGCATTAGCAGCTTTACTGAAACTCGGATTATTCGATGGTGGAAAAGGCGGTGTAGCAGATCCAAATGACGAAGAAGCTGCAGCTGCCTTAGAAGAACAAAGAAAAAATATTGAAGAGAGATTATTGACCCTTGAAGGTGGTGATATGACTCTTGCAAACGCGGCTAAATCAACTGCTATGTTGGGTACTAGAATAAGAAATAGAGTGGTGGAAGGTCAAAGAGGATTTCTAAATATGGAAAATCCAATGAACACAATCCGCAGAGCCAGAGATGGTGCTATTGATGCATCTAAGGTAAATATAAGACCCCAAGGTGTAGACACAGCTGGACAGATGGTTGTCGCTGACGGCCCAGATGCTGGCAAACCTGTAGTAGAATCCAAAAAAGGAAATTTAACAGTGGCGGGCCCAGATGGGAACGCAACCACAAATATGGTAAAACCAGATAATGTAAAAATACAAGCTCCAAATGTAGGAAAAAAAGTTTTAGACCAAGGCAAACTTGCGATGGCATTTGCCAGAAACATGGGTGAATATGGTTTAAAACAATTACCACTTGTAGGAGCAGTTGCTGGTGCTGGTATGGCAATGTGGAGATTGTTCCAAGGAGACAAGGCGGGTGCGGCTGCGGAATTAGGTGGAGTATTCATTCCAAGTATTGCTGGTGGATTAACAGTAGACGCTGGTCTATTAGCGAGAGATATGTATAATGATGTTTTTGGTGACCCAGACTCTAAAGACCCGAAAAAGAAGTTTCCACATGATACCGATATGAACACTGAAGGCAGTGGATATGGTGAAAACTACGCGAAGATTTTGGATTTTGTAAAAGACAAACTAAGAAAAATCCAAGAAGGGTGGGCGGAATCAGCTGAACCAGTAGAACCAAGACCCAAAAAGAAAACTGGTCAGTCAAGAAGAAATCAAGACATGAAACAATTAGCAGAAGACCAAAAAACTTGGGACGAAAAATTTGGTAATACTCACAACCCAGATGGCAGTCCAAAGGATATGGATGTTGGAATGGATATAGTGGAAACCGATGTTTCTGCTAACTTATCTACACCAACCGAACCAAAAGATGCAGTTGGAGGTTCTTCCCAAATTGAACTAACAACTAGTGAAAATGCAGTTAAAATGGAACAGTCTCAATCAGATAAATTAGCGGGTGCTGTTGCGGAAGGACAAATGGCTGCAAATTCAGTTAATGAACCTACAGGTGGTTCAGCCGCTGGTGGCGGAAGACAAGCTAATACCGCTCAACCTGTTCTGGTCATAGATAAGAGTAAAGAAGATGTTATCGCTTCTCTAGCAGTTAGAAGCTAATTTTTTTTGAATATAACCATCAACATGGTCTAAGATAAAACTCTCTCTTCTTTCCATGTGTGTTTGTGTTTGAAAATCATCCCATTTTACACTAGGGTCTATAAAGAACTTATCATACATGAATGGGTCTAATACATTCTTTAGTTTTGCCTGACTAAACTCTTCCACGCAGAATTTAAAACACTCATACATGCTAGAGTAGTCATTTTCCCACATAATGTACTCGCCAGAGGTCGCCACATAGTCGTAGAGGACTTTATAGAACGGATTGATACTCATATCCCACTTTATATCATCCTTGGGAAACTGGGACTCTCTATATCCATAATCTTTCCAGTTTAAATCAAATTCTGAACTATGATTAAGAGATGGTTTACCTAGTAACTTAATCATCAATATATTCATATGATAACTCTGGTCTGCCCAGTATTCAGAACACCATTTGACTGTATCGCGTAGACTATCAATAGTTTCATATGGAAGTCCAGATATTAGTGATATGTGACCTTTATAAAATCCAGCATTTTTCTGAAAGTATTCTTTTACTTCTAACAGTCCATCCTGTATCCTACCAGTATTCATCCCTTTACCAACAGATTTAGCTGCCTTGTGGTTCATACTCTCGATACCATAGAAGTGAGATGTAATTCCCATCTTGATTAGGTTATCCCAATCTTTAGGACGCGAAGCAATTAAATCACCGCGAATATACGCGGTCATCTTTGGTTGGAATGGAAGTTTTTCTATTACATTAGCAAACTTCTCAATCTTCTGTGGACTATCATTGAATGTTTCATCTAGGACAATATAATGTTCTGTTCCCCACTTATCATAATTCTCTAACATCTCATCATAGACGCTTTCTGCTGTACGAGAGTAATCACCCTTAACACCTAGTATGGGGAAACTACAAAACTTACATTTGAACTTACATCCACGAGCAAACTCCAAAAGAAGTATTTCTCTTGGGTTCATAAAATCGGTTTCTTGATATGATACTGTTAAGTCATCTTTGGGGAAGGACTTGTAATTTACATAACAGTTAATTACTTTATTGAAGTGTATTGGTTCTGGCCCACCATCGAAATGTTTCATCAATTCTAACATGGCATTTTCACCATAACCATAGACATACCAATCCATGTCCAGACTACGCATACTATCATTCTGACTACCAGCGACACGCGGTATATTTGGATATTCTTGTTTTAACCATTCAACCAGTTCTTTAACAACTGGACTATCTAAAAAGAATGTAGAACCAAATCCAAAGAACTTGCACTTCTCTGCTCTAGGTTTTAAGTATTCTTTAAGTTGTTCTATTTTCCATCTGTGGACATAATCTATAACTTCAACATTGTAACCATTCTGCCTTAAAAAAGTGGCAATCTTGTGTCCGCCTGAACTTCTTCTTATTGAGATGTTTTTTGAATCTTCTTTATGAATTGACCCAGCAAAGTCTTCTAGTTGTCCACCAAATATAATTCCATCCATAATTTCTGCCATAAAAAAAGGGGCGACACTATTTATGCCGCCCCTCGCATAACTAATCTGAGATATTAACTATCGTCAGCAAGTTTTGCAAAGTACGACATTGCATCGTCATCATTATCTGAACCATTGGAGACTACCGTAGTTTCAGAATGTTGTTTCGCAAACAAGTCATCTTCAATGTCGCCTGTCTGGGCTGCAACAGTTGAAGCAGTAGGAACCTTGCTTGCACCTTGAAGAACCATATCCAATTTGGATTTAAGGTCTTCATAAGACTTGAAGTTAGATGGGTCTACAATCTCTGCAAGAGAGTGTTGTTTCGCCCAAATTGCCTCAATTTCTTCATCAGCACCGATTGGTGTTGGTGCAGACTCAAACTCCGACTTGTCATAGTTTCGGAATCCCTCAACTTGACGAATCTTCAGTTTGAAGTTTCTGCCTTCCCAGAAATCGAAAGGATTTACTGGTGTTTCATCTTCAAATTCTGGCTTTAACAAGTCTTGAATTTTGTCGAAGATTTTTTTACCATAACGATAAAGGTATACATTACCTTCACTTTCTGGATTGGATGGGTCTTTCACAACAAGAATGTTGGAATAAAAAGACTGTCTACGCTTTTGCTTGCGAGCAATGTCTTTGTTAGACTCAACACCACTATTCCACAATTCGCTGTTCAGTTCTGAAACAGGGTCTTGTTTTCCTAGTGTTGTGAGAGAGTTTTCGATGTACCACTTACCAGTAGGCCCTTGAAAACCATGAGTCCAGAGTCGTGCCCAATATTGGTCTTCACCTTTTGCTGGGGGCAAAAATCGGATGACTGCATACCCATTGCCAGCTTGGTCAACAGTTGGTTTCCATTCCCTACCATCGTCATTAGACTCAGTAGTAGTTGTAGACATCTTCTCAACTTGGTTAAGAAGGGTGTCAAAGTTGCCACGCGACTTGCGTAGCTCTTCTATAGTATTAAACGACATATATTTCTCCTTGTGCGTTATATTGGTTTATGTTTGCGTTGTATTTTACTTTTTTTGTCTAAATCGTCCAAGAACTCTTCAGACTCATACATTTCCTCATTATACACGAGATGTTTGTATTTGTCAAGCCTAGTCTTATCTTCACTAGGTACTCTCCGCATACGCTTCTCATCTTCTTGAGGGCGTAGTTTCCTACTCATTATATACACTCCTATTTATACAGGTTGAGTAAGCGTTTTTGCGACTTCTCTCATAGAGTCAGTCACCTTTATGAAAGGACGATATTTTTTAACCAGCAATACAACATCTTCTAGTAAAATATCATCCGTTTCTTCTACAAAATCGAAAATCTTATCTAATATAACAAGAGTTTCAATTTCGATCATTCTACCAAAGTACAGACGAAAAGTCAAGCCCTGTTTTCCATTTTTTTCAAAAAAAGCGCCAACTTTTTGCTTTTCCATCTCTAGTAGTATCTTTGAGACATCCCTTTGAAAGAGATATTCTCTCTGATTCTTCTTTGCCTTCCAATCTTCATATCTTTTGGATGCCTGTATATCAAACAATCCACCCCATCGCTCTCCAGATACAAAATTTGCGACTAAAAAATCTATTATTTCCTCGCGTTTATAATCCCTAGCAAGTTTCTTTATAGATACCATGTCTTTCCTTTTACGAAAGGTCTCTGGTTTTACTCTAACTTTACCCTTATACTTCACTACATCATATGACTTAGTAGTGAAATGAAGTTTAATCGCTAGGTACAGTTTATAAACTTCATAGGGTTCAATCATATAGGTAACTTACAAGACTTCTGTCCCTTAACTAAGTTAAGTCCAATTGCTTCTGCTTTGATTTTTTCTTTTAGAGATGCTGTAAGTAATTTCTTAACACTCTCTATTTCGATTTCATTTCTACCACAGTATTCAACAAGAACATCAATATAGTTTCCCGCCTGAACGGCTTTCTTTTCTATGTGTTGTGAGAACTCAGCTGATGTGTGAAATTCTTTAGTGACCATAAATACATCACTAACCTTTTCTTCTTGTTTGTCATTGTCCACTATCAATTTTGGCATATTTTTCTTCCACTTTTCTTAAATCCTTGTTTACATTATGTAATATTCGTTCTTCTTCAAAATCACTTTTCCATTTTTTGATATATCCAATAACATCATACTGAGCATCAATGTAAGGTTTTTCACACTCAGTTATTTCTGCCTCACCCTTCTTATCGAATTCGTGAATAAAATCATGGTCAAATGCTTTTGCAATATCCATTATACTCACTGGATTACCAGTGCCTAGATGTACATTCTTTGGTTTATTCTTTGTAGTTAACAATTGAAGTATGCCATCAATGACATCATGTATATGAGTAAAGTCTCTCTGTTTTCTACCACTACCGAAAATTCTTAAAGGTTCATTATTCTCCACGCATTTTTTAAATGCTCGAACTACTGTACTATATTCTCCGTAGTCAGCTTCTCGCGGGCCATATACATTGTAGAAATATAGATTATGGTATTCTAAACCAAATTCCTTGTGATAGAGTTGTAAGACTTCTTCATTTACACACTTAGAAAAAGTATAAGGGTTTTCTTGGTGATGAACAAACCGAGTACTAGAAGAGGCAGCGAAAAACAAAGGAATTCGTTCTCTTCGTGCATACTCGGCAACAACCATAGTTGAATTAAAGTTATTTGTGATAGTCCCAAATGGGTCTTTCTGAGATAACCTAATTCTAGGCGTGGCGGCTAGGTGAAATATCGCATCAAACTTCCCTACTGGGATTGCGGATGCAACATCTTGATGTAGATATTCAACTTGATTACTTTTGAGTTTATATTTGCCAGTTCTCATATCATCAATTACAAGAACATTTTGTCCGTGTAAGACTAATGCCTCTACGAGATGTGAACCTATAAATCCACATCCGCCTGTAACGATAAAATTATGAACTTTCGACATCAATAACTCGCGGTATAAAAAATATGATTATCTATCTTTACTGTTTTCGCCATGTGTTGCGCCCAGTGTGGTTCCACATAATCCGCGTGATAAAACAAACTTCCCTCTGTATTATCTTCGTATCTATTAACCATTACATCAATTGCCAATTCTATGATTTCTTCGTATATGTCGAAATCTAGTACCATGTCGGGTTTACCATCACAGTACCAACTAAATTGGCAACGGTGCCTGATTGGAACCATCTTTGTTTCATCTCTCCAAGACGGTTTGTGGTATCCTTGATAAACAACACCACAAATTGTGTCTGGATATGAGTTATTTTTAACACGATTCAAGGTTACGAAAGCAACTGCGATTTGTCCATCTTTGCTTTCGCCCCTTGCTTCATGATAAATGTTAACTGCAAGACAAGCAATTTCCTGTTTATCAATGACCTTTACTGGGTCATAATGGCGGATATCCCTGTCTTCAATTATATAGTCCGAGGCGGGTACAGGAATCATACATAATGACACTGCAACCACGGCGGTTAAAAACCAACTGTACATTTGAAAGTGTTAGTTTGTTAAAACGGCAGCTTGTCAAATGTAGTGTCAAGAAAATCTAACCAAGATTTTCGGTCTTTAATCCATGCTCCAACTACGACTCCGATAATAAGTCCTGTAATTAACCACATATCTTCCTCCTTCTCTTATGAGATAAAAATGGGGACTTCTGTTGATAGGCGTCCCCGAACCCCGAGCAGACTACGCCGCTAAAGCGTATCCCTCATAAGCAGTATTATCTTCTGCGTTTATAGTTTTGTCGCACTTACGGTAGCTCCGACACCGAACTCTCCACTCCCCTAATAAGTTCCAGTCGATCCTATTCGCCCCCTTAGTCGAGTCTATAAGGATTGATTGGTGGAGGCGGGGGGATTTGCACCCCCGTCCTGTTAACCGTTCAATTTGTTTCATCGAGTTAATTTATTTATAATACCAAATCACAGGCCAAAAGTCAAGCGTTATTTTCGTACAAATCTCGACATTCTAGCAGATATTCTGTGTAATTATCACGATGTTCTATGAATAATTGTGGTTCTTCATTCGCTACACCAATGATAATTACTGAATTTGTAATGGGTATTCCTGTTCTTTCCTCAAACATGATGGCATAACCAGCACATTGAGCAAAATAGTTCTTTATATATGACTTGGTTTTTGGTTTAGCAGAGGTCTTAAAGTCAATAATAGACAATTTTCCCTCAAACTCAGCGATACAATCCGCCTGTCCAGCGAGTCTTAGGTGGTCGCTGTACAAAAATTGTTCAATCGCGTGTATATTATCTATCTTATCAAGGTAGAGGCGCATGTTATCGAACATATCTTCCTCTACAAAGGACAACATTTCAGTATCAAGTTCCTTATTATTAAGATAATCCTCACAAACACCGTGAATTTTGGTTCCCCGAACAGATGATTGACGCGATATTTTGTTCGCTGTCTGTTCTCCTACCTTCTTTCTCCATGCTTTTATGGCGGGTTTTATCTTATATCCAAGAACGGTGGTGATAGAAGGGTATCTATCACCATTTTCCGTTACATATGTCCTCTTTCCTTCAAAATTCTCCCTCATTAACTGGGGAAAATCATGTTTTTTGTCAATATGTGTAAACATTATGTAAAAATCCTATAATTATGTGACCATTATACTAGCCTTTGAAGCAAATGTCAAGTACCATATTCCTCTTCATATGACATTCTCGCCATTAAGTACTCTTTTACTAGGTCTGACCTAACAATATCGTCTGTATCGAACTCTAAAGTCCTAAATGAAGGCATATTTTCAGCAATTACCATGAATTTCTGCAATCCACTTAAATCACCTCTCTTATATAGGTCTGTTTGTCTAAAGTCTCCGCAAAACAGTATTTTACTACTATGTCCCACGCGAGTTATGATTGAATTTATCTCCATATCATTCATATTTTGGCATTCATCTACTATAATAATTGAATTGTCTAGTGTAATACCCCTAACAAAAGATGTAATCATCCACTCTACATATTTTTGTTCCATTAATCTTTGAAATGATTGTTGTTTTTTGGGGAATAAATCTGAACACATGTCAATATATGGTTGCATGTAAACAGCGGTCTTTTCGGTTTCATCGCCCGGCAAATGTCCTATCTCTCTTGATGGCACAGCAGACCTAATGATAACAACTTTTTTATATGGGTTTCCTCTTTGTAAAACCTCCTCTAATGCTTTGTACAGAGCGATGTATGTTTTTCCTGTACCAGCACACCCATGCAGTAACATTGCTTTAGCATCTTTGTTATATTCTGAGAAAAAGTGTCCTTGGGTTTCTGTGATTGCATCGACTGTAATTAAATCCTCTATACGCATTTTTAAAGTTGATTTTTCCTTCACTTTTCTCACATCGGAATTTAAATTTTCGATTACTTGAAGGTTGGTTTTGCGTCTTGGCATTTGGTATCTCTCCAGATGGTTGATTGATAAATTTGAGTTCCATCATAAAGATTTCTATTACATAGTCTCTCCTCTTAGTGCTGATAATGGCAGAACTTCAGCAGACTGAATAATTCTGCGTATTTGTTTTTTACATGGATCTGATATTATTTGATTGTCTAGGCAGTCAGACATTTTATCGATGACAAATTCTGGTTCTAGGGTGCGTAGGTCTTGCCTGACCCATTTTTTTGGGTCATCAAGATCATCGGATATGTTAAGACATAAAAGAACGATATAAATGTCCTCTTCTGTATATAAATTTATTCTGTATCCAGTAGGTTCCCATCTGTGTTTTTTAGGGAACTTCAGTATATTACTCATGTTAATAACTTCTTACCAACCTTGATACCATATTTTTCGTGACTCTCAATACAAGGATGGCCCCTTGGTAGTCTCTTAATGATGTTGCCCCCTAAAGGGTCAACCTTTGTTCCTATTATTATATACTTATCTATTTCTGATTCTAGGAAATCTATGTGAGAACTAAATTCTTGAGATTTTATATCAAAGTCAAACTGTTTTTCGTAAAATTCTGACTCAAAACGGTCTAACATGGGTATTAAGTAAAATTTTATGTCATTTATTTTGCATAAATTGATAATACTGTATATTTCATGAAGAAAATAATAAAATAAAGTGAAAGTTCCTTTCAAGTCCATATACTTCCTAGCAAAGTCATTATCACCCCTTCGTTCATAGTCAGTAGCAACAACCATACTCCTAACTCCACCTTCTCTCGTCTTCCACATTTCCTGTCCACTTGTATTTTCACTAAATACCATTTCTCTAGCAAATCCAGTAAGTCCTACAACCACCGCTTCAGAAGATGATATATTTCCTTCTATGACATCATTAAAAAGTCTGCCTTTTATTTCGGTCATAGATGCACCATGTGTCGCGTGGTTAAAACATCTAACCTTTAATGTATTACACATGTATTGAGGCCATGCTAATTGACTTTCGAGTTTTATCTTCTTTTTAAATAAAAGTTCTCTGGATAATTTTCTTTTATAATACTGTTCAATAGGTTCATTTTTCTGTCTAGCCATCTGTTCTACTGGTATAGACATAGGACTACCCATTTCTTCATCTAATAATTCTTGTCCAGCAACAAAAGAACATCCATAGAAATGTAGTCCATCAACTTTTATGGTTTCATCATTATGATACTTTATCTCACGCACACTTTAACTCCATACTTCTTTTCAAACCTAGCTGCATCTTTTTCATCATTGACGATTGGTTCGCCCTTGATGTTCAAACTAGTATTTAGAAGGATAGGATGTCCACTATGTGTTTTCCATCTCCTTAATAACTGAGATAATCCGCTGTGTTGTTCGTCATTAACAGTCTGGACTCTACTGGTTCCATCTTTGTGTACTATGGCGGGAAACAGTTCTGGTTCTTTACATTTAACGACATGTTGCATGTACGGTGATTGGAATCCTTCTGGTACATCAAAATACTTGTGTACTTCTGACTCTAGTATAACTGGTGCAAAGGGTCTAAACTCCTGTCTCTTTTTAATCTTATTAACAACATCTTTCATCTCTGAACCTTTTGGGTCTGCGAGTAAACTTCTATTCCCCAATGCTCTTGGCCCAAACTCTGCCCTACCATTTGCAACACCAACTATTTTAAGTGCATTTAGATTTGATAATAGGTCATTGGTTGGATATGTACCCTCTATGTTATATCCAAGGTAAGGTGTTTTCCATTTCAACTTTTTGTGTTCCCTAGCTGCAATCGCACCAATAGAAGAACCAGCATCGCCTGGATTGGGCATAATCCAATGATTAGAAAAATATTCTGGAATAAATCTATTCGCCAAACAATTTAAGGCACATCCACCCATGAAAACTAAATTAGTTTCATCTGTTAATCTTGCAGTTGTAAACAATAATTTTCTAAACTCCCATTCATAAATTTTTTGTGTAGCAGCTGCGACATCAAAATAATCCTCTTCTTTTAAATCTGGGTTCCACCATCTACACCCTCTATGCAAGTTTTCTTTTAGTAATCGTTTAATATCACGATGAAATCTATTTGGGTCACCATATGCAGCCATACCCATAAGAATATACTCATCTTCATTTGCCTTCAGTCCAATTCTATCTGTCATCGCGGAATAGAACAATCCCAATGAATTAGGATACCTAGAAGTCCAAATACACTTCATGTCCTTCCATATAGATGTAGTAGTCCACTCTCCAATAGCATCAATAACTAATATAGCAGAACTTTTAAATGGTGAAGTGTAGTACCCAGCAGCCGCATGTGATTTGTGGTGCGTGGTATAATAAGGCGCCTTGACTCCAAAGTGTTTTAAGTATTTCTTAGGACTTAACCAAGGTCTTTGTTGTTTCGCGTATTTTTTCCTTGTCCATTTTAACCAAGGATTTTCGTACCAATAAACAAAATCTGGTTCACCATATTTTTTCGCTTCCATGATAATTTCTGGATTGAGAAATGCGTCATTTTTTATACCGCTAAATCTCTCACTATGAGAGGCAAACAATATCTCATCATCTCTAACAACCGCTAAAGAAGCGTCATGTGTACAAGCACTAATTCCCCAACTTATCATTTAAATATCTCGCAATATCAATTTGTGTTCTTTCAAAGTAATGATTGTTTCCATGTCTTTTAGAACGAGTCCAATTTTGCCAAACTGGTTTCGTATCTATTGCATTACTATCAATCCAATTCCAATACTTTTCAAAATCTTCTCTTACATATTCATGTGCCTTCTGTGATATATCAAC